CTAGCGGCGCTAGGGCCAGCCGAGGGGCCGGCCGCCATCGGCGGCGCACCACCCCCCTGCTTCTGCATGGCCTGATTGGCCAAAGCCGTCCACCGCTCCTGCGCGGCGGCAATAATCATCGGATCCAGGTCGTCCTGCAGCAGGATTTCCCGCTCCAGCACGTCCTGATGGATCGCTTCGTTGTCCTGCCACCGCATCTCGGGGGCCGGCGTCCCCATCCGAATCGCGTCGGCCACCCGCCTGGCCCGCGCTTCCTGATCCTCGTCCGGGGTCGTGATGTCCTTGGCAATCGCAAACATCTGCCGACGCCGGTACTCCTTGATGTCAATCACGCCCGTCTGGAGCCAGTTGTCCAGCAGGTAGAGTCGGAAGGCCATCGGCATCGGCATCAGCGTGGACGGCTCGACCTTGACATCCGACTGCCCATCAAAGTCCGTGGTGCTCACGGCCCGGGCCAGGTCCGGCCGGCCCTTGCCGACCGCGCCCAGCGCTCGCGGCACATCGTAGCCCCACGCCATCGCGGCCATCGACACCTTGCACCAATCGGTATAGGCCTGCGCCAGCGCGTTCACGGCGGGGCTGAACACCCGCTCCAGCTGCTCACGGCTGGCGATGATGGCCCGGCCCGACTCGCCCGTGACCTGTCCGCGGCTAACCGCGTTCCAGCCCGAGGCGTCCTCGAAGGCCGTCTTCTCCAGCGCCAGGGCCTCCTTCACGTCATTGCCGACCGAGAAGCCCTGCACCGGCTGGATGGACTCGCCCATCGGGCCCGCGCCGCGAATCTCGATCATCGAGGTCACGCCACCCATAAACGTCTCGGTGGCAATGGCATTGGGGCGCGTCAGGAATCGGCCACCCGCGTTGACGCGGATGTTCTCAACCCACTTGGACAGCAGCGCGTTCACACGCATCTGGTGGTCAATCCACTGCTCCATCACGGGCCGCGGATAGTAGGACGGATCCGAGGAGCCGTCCCGCACGGCCACAACCGGAATCGCGTTCCAGAGGAGCGGCGCCGGACCAAAGACGACCTTATCGCCCACGACGATGAGATGCAGGCCCTCCGGGAGGGCATCCGGGTGCGGCGCGACATAGACCGTGAACCGCTCGGTCACGTCCTCGTCGCGGAGCCGCTGGCCCTCACCAATCGTGGTCTGCGTCAGCACCCACGCGCCGATGCCCTCCGAGCCGGAGTAGGTCGGCTGGTTGCCCGTCAGCATCGTGGTATCGGCGGCATCCAGCCCCGTCACGCCGTAGCGGAACGCGGCCTCGGCTCGGCTGATGACCTCACGAATCACGACCCAGTGCGGCGCCTGCGTGGCCGTCGCGTTCGGGCTGACCCGGACCTGCTCGACGCGGAGCGTCTGACAGCCGATGTCGCCCAGCGGCTTCTTCTGGCCGGGCATCTCCCCCAGCCGCTCGTCCCACGGCCCACGATCTGGGTCCCAGAACATGTGCCAGAAGCTCACGCCATCCGTCTGCGCCCAGAAGGCGGCCTCACGGGAGAGCCGCGGCATCTGCTGCTGGTCGTGCTGATACTCCAGCGACAGCTGCTGGGCCTGCGCCTTGCGTTTGTCGTCCGGGTCCTGCGTGGTCGGCGTCACCGAAAAGCCGGGGCGCTGGTCCACGAGAATCTGCAGGCGCTGGTCGAGCGCCTTGTCGATCATGTTATACACGACGCGCGCGGCATCCCGCGGCCGGGCAGGTTCCCGCCACGGCCCCAAGCCGTTGGCCGAAATCCACTGCTGGCCGGCCCGGAAGAGGCGGTTCCGCTCGACCAGGTGCAGGTGCATCTGGACGGCCTCACGCCGCGACTCCCACAGGCCACGGGTCCAGCTCGCCCACGCCGCCATATCCTCGGCGGTGTTCGGATCCGCGCCGGGATAGTCCGCGCCATAGAGGGCGCGTTGCAGCGCGGAGAAGTCTTCCTCCGGCGTCTGCCCCGTCTCCTCGGGCGGATTGGGCGCGACCTGCTCGTTCGGGGCGACCGGATTATTGCTGAACCCGGCCATCGCCCGCTCGAACGCATCGCCCAACAGTTCGTCCGTATAGGGAATCGTCATGCGTTACCCGGAGGTTATTCGATACGGCCCACGCCAAACGCGGCGCGAACCCGGTTCCAGTCCTTGAGGTCTTCGTAGCGTTCCCGAATGACCCGGAGCACCTCTTCCTGCGCCCAGCTTTCCCGTTCCTGGTTAGCAATCGCCACCAGATCCTCCGGTACGTCGACCGGAGCGGGCGGCAGCGTGGACTCGGGCGGCACGGGCGCAAAGGCCATGGCCACCTCCGCCACACGGTGAATGGCGTAGACCGCCACCGCCGCCCAGAGGAGATGCGCCAGCATTACTGCGCGGCGTACCGGATGGTCACAACCGGCGAGCCGCTGCTATAAGCCGAGCACCGCGCCCGGAAGGCGCTGAAGGCGCCGGTCGACTTCGTCCACGCGCCCACGGCGGTCGTGGTCGAGGCATCGGTGCCCGAGTTGGACGGCGTCATGTTGAACGCGACGTAGTTCGTGCCGTCCACCGACGCCTCGAACGTGATGGTCGCACTTAGCGTGCCCGTGACCTGCACGGCCACAAAGCCGGGCGACGGGAGGCCCGCCACCGAGGCGGCGTCGTTGACCGCGGCGACGGTGACGCTATTGGTCTTGATCAGCGTGGCTGCCATTAGTTCTCCTAGCTAAGAAATTTCAGTTGATTATCACGGGATACATCACACTTGCCACACGCACACTTCTCCTCGAGATACAGTGCGGCAAACCTCAGTAACTCTGGGTCATCTCGAAAATGACCAATACCCATGTTGCACCGCTGACACAACACCCCGCGAATCAATCCAGTTCTGTGGTCGTGATCAATGGCCAATTGTTTTCTATTTTTCTCTGGCTCACCGCAAACCACACACTCAGTAATTTCTCGCAGCTTTTTAATCTTGTACTTCTCTTCTGGGTTTACTCCTGGAGGAGTAGCGTATCGCTTAACATATATTTTGCGACACTCTCGACACCATGAGTCCAGCCCATTTAGCTTGCGTTTATTTTTGACAAAGTACTCAGATGTTTCCGGGTATTCTACCTTGCACTTTGTGCAAGTTAGCAATCCCATTTCCGGCGTGCCTTCCGAAGCCGACTGTTCGGATTCTTCGCCGCCTCCGGAAACATTCGCATCTGGCCCGCACTTCGTCTGCAAAACGCTATCCTCCGCTTTGCTGCTTTAGGTGATTGCGCTGCCTGTTCTTTGCTAACCGGCCGCTTGATGTCGCGCCCTTCGGCACGCAAGCTGGCCCGCCCCTTCTCGTTCAACCCACCCTCAGGATTCTTCCCTTCCGCGCGTTGCCAGGCCGGTGTCTTCGGCATGGGTCAGTCCGCGTACTCGTCCTCAGACTCGCTCTCGGACTCAGACTCTGACGACAGCAGGTCGGCCAGCTCCGCCTTGAGCGCGGCCATCTCGGCGCGAATCTCCGCGACGCGGGCAGCGTCCTGCTTGGAGAGCTTCGACGTGTCCTCGGCGTCCGACATCGACGGACCGCTGGACGGCTCGCCGTTGGTGCCGTTCTCCTCGGCCATCATCCGCTCCTGCATCCGCTCCTGCATCGGGCCGGGCTTCGGGGCGCCGATGGCAATCACGACCGTCGGGCCGCCCTTGCGCTTCAGCATCGGCTTGCGCTTGCCGCTGACCTTCTCGGCCACGGCCTCCATGAATCGCTTTTTGCTCGCCATACCGTGTTCCGTTACCAGCCCTCAGCGGGCAGTTGAGAGGAAAAATCGCCAATCTTGATGGCCGACGCTGGCTCCGGGTAGAGCAGCGGGTCGTTGCCGTAGATGGCCGGCTTCACATAGGGATCCGGCGTCACGACCTGCACGCGGTCCCAGCCGTGAAGGGCCAGCCCCAGCGCCATGACGCCGTCATCGTGGTAGCCCTTCGGGGCCTCGTACTTGACCCCGGTGGCCGTGTAGCTGAACTCAAACGCCTCCAGCTCCGCGGGGAGCCAGCCGGCGGGAATCTGCAACTCGCCCCCCTGAAACGCGGCGATGAGCCGCTGCATCAGGCGGAGCTTGGAGGACTGGGTGAAGACGTGCGGGGTCACACTGACGCCGAGCTGCTGCAGGTCCGAGACGATGGCGTCCCCGACCCCGGTGGCATCGACCACGCACGGCGTGGGCCCCACCATCTCCAAAATTTTTGCCTTGGTAGCGGCCCACGGCAACTGCCAGCGTTCCAAGGTCACCACGCGCCGCCAGGCATCCAGGCCGCAGACCACGGTGTAGTCCACGGAGCGAGCGAGGTCGATGCCGTACACCACGGGCGCCTGCCCCTCTTCGGTCCCCACCGCCTTGCGGATGGCGTCCAAGCCAAAGGGGTTCGCGCCGTCGTCGGTCGGGATGCCCTCAAACTCCTGCTGGAAGATCTCGGGCGGTAGCTCCTTGCGGGCGGCCTCAATCTCCTCGGGCGGGATGTAGGGGTTCTCCAACGTGCTGGCCCGGAAGCTCTGCCAGTCCGGGTCCTCTCCGCCGTCGCCCCGCGTGAAGAGGGTCACGAACCCGTGCCGCCGGCCCTTGGGGGTGCCGAGGAAGAGGGCGCGTCCGCCAAAGTCTACCAGCGTCGGCCGGATGGCCGCCTGCCAGACTTCCAGCAAGTCCTTTGCAATGCCGGCTTCGTCGATGACGGCCAGCGCGTATTTACGGCCACGGGCCGGGTCTGGGGTATCCAGCGTCCAGATTTCGATGACGCCACCCGTGACCAGCTCCATGCGTTTGTCCTGCTCGTTCTGCCGGGCCACGATGGGCTGGAGCCGTTGACTCAGCTCCCGCCAGGCTTCCAGCGCCAGCTTGTAGCTCGGAGCGAACCAGCCGACGGGTTTGCCTTGTAGCGCCGCGTCACAGGCCAGCCGGATCCCCAGCGCGGACTTGCCGTACCGCCGGCCACACATGACCACCCGGAACCGGGCCGGATGCTCTGCCACCCGCTTCTGGCCCGGATGCAGCTTGTGCAGCCGGACGTTGACTTCGGTTGGCTTGGACTTGGGTGCGGCCACGGATCCTCAGATTCGTTTCGACAGCTACCGCTACCGGGGGTGCTGCGTTGCCCCACCCGCTCGGCAGCAAACTACCACCCATCCACGGCCATCGTCGACTTGGACTTGTTCAGGCACGAAGCCTATTGCCGCAGTGTATAATCTAACCTTGCCACCCCCGATTTGTCAAGGGGTCAGCGCGAGAAATATTTGCGGGGGTGCGCTGGGTAGCACTAGGGATCAAGTGATCATGGCTTCTTGGTCACTTGGTACCCAGAGTGTTACTTGGGTACTTGGTTACTTAGTTAACTAAATACTAACTACTGGGTCGTTCGGGTGCACCACGCTGCACCCCTACCCGAATGGGTGGGGTGCACCAGCTCCTGCGGGGGTGTACACCAACTGGACCGATAGCGCTGACTTGTACCCGATCAGCGGCTTTACGCGCAAATCGACCAGGTTTCCCCGTTTCTTACGGGGCCGCGGCGCGCCATATAGCCCCAATATGCCTCTCTTTTGCGCGAGGATGGCCCTAGAACGCGAAACAGGGGCTGACCCTTATCAGGGTAGCCCCCACTCGTCGTTCGGCCCTTAAAATCAAAATTAGGCGATTTTAGGATCCGCGCTACGAGATTTCGTCCGGCTCCGGCTTCGGCAAGCGCAGGGGTTGCGTCGCTGCCGCCTCCAGCACCGCGGTCACCGCTGCCTCCCGGAGCGCCTTGACATTCCGCACCGGGGCTTCGTCCTCGATGACCTTGACTTGCAGCGTCTGCTGGCCTTCGTGCTGGACGGTCTGCTTCTCGCCATACTCCGCCGGCGCACTCTTGCTCGCCGCCCACTTGAGCGTCTCGATCAGCACCCGGTCCATCGCCGTGGTCTGGGTCGTTGACTCCCGCGCCACCCGAATGGCCTCCTCGGCCAACGCCGCCCCCAGGAGCGGCCGCAAGCGCTGATACTCCGCCGTCACCTCCGGGTCCAGCGCAATCCAGCGCCGAATCGTGCCGGGGTTGATCTTGAGCGCTCGGGCCGTGTCCGCCACGGTCTTCCCGTTGG